TCAGTTCAATTCAACAATAAACTGCTTGCGTTGCGAACGGCCACCATAGGAACCGGGAATCAGAAGCACGATGCGACAAACAGCAACGCCATTCTGGGTTTCAGCATAGGCTGCGGCCAGCGAGGCACCCTTGCTGTCAGCCAGAGCCTGCCCGACCTCGTTGCAGTCATACGCCACATTGGTGATGTAGGCACCAGCGCCGGAGCTCTTTGTGCCGTAACTCGCCGCAAGAGCGGGCTCCATCAACATCAACGCCGCCATGATCATGGCGGCGAGGATGCGGGTCAAAGGGTGCGAACTGGTTGTCATGGGCGTTCTCTAGCCGATTTTGGCTGAATGCAACATGAACGGATGCGCCCTTCAAGAACAATCGTGTGATCAACCGAGCCGGGATGTCGCAGTCAATCGGCCGAAGAGGGCAATAACGCCGGAAACCGCCGTCACCGCTTGCAGCAAGGCGTCTGCTGTTGTGCTCGGGTCAAGCCCGGTCAACGGAACACCGGCCATGCTGCCGAGTGATGCGGCAATCGTGATCATCGAAGCCCAGACGGTCTTGGAATAATACCATGGTTTGAGAGAGTCCATTTCGGAGTCCTTTCGGTTGGGTGGGGAATATGGCCCGTGTCAGGCCGTTATCGCCGGGCTGACCAGCAGGCTGGCCTTGCGCCCGGCACCGTAGGCGTCGCCCGTTTGAGCGATGGTGAGCCGAAACGGCACTAGCGCGTCGCCGAGGTCGGCCAAGCGCCCGGCTTGGGGATAGGTATATGAAGGCTGTTCGACAGTGACCGAATGAACCACTGCGCCGGCCACGGTCTCTATCGACAGGGCATAGGCTTCGCGGCTTTCGGACAGCGGCATCTCAACCCTGTCCCAGCCATCGACATTCGAGCGGTCGCGCCTGATCCACTCGAAGGAGAAATTACCCAGTTCATCCTGACGCGCACGCAAGTGAACCGGCTCCAGAGGCGTCAGCGATACCAAACCGGCATTGGCTACAAGGCTCCGGCTGGTCGCCGTGGTGATTGCCTTGCCCGCCCGATCGAAACGGTACTGCAACTCGATACCGCGCTCACCGTCTGCCAGATCAATCGGGACCAGCGCGTTATCGATGACAAGGAACGGCGCTCCGGGCAAAAGCACGCTTCGGGCGGCAGCATCGGTACCCAACTGGCCGCGCAGGAGCGCCCTGATTTGCCACACATCGGCCTCAATCTCCTCGGCGTCGGCGAACTGCAGCGCTTCCCACGCACCATTGGCACAACGAACCACCGCAGCGTTGGCACCGTTCAGCATGGATTGGACTGAAACGCTTTCAAGCGCGTCGCGCGCCATGCGCACCGTCAATCGGCTCGTCTGGTCCAGCCTGCCGGGCATGACCGGGCCAAGCACAGCGCTCTCGACGATGCCGAGACGCGCCGGTTGCGCTACCGTTGCCCGGGCCGAAAACCGTTCGCCGTCCCGGCTGGTCGACACCTCGACGGATCGCCAGGTTGCGTGCCAGGCCGCCGCGTGGACACCGGTTGCGTCAGCCGATTGCCCGCCGGAAAGCGGCAAGTCGAGCACATGGGCCGACAGCGAACCATCACCGCTACCCACCGACTTTGGATTTGCCGGCGTTCGCTGCAAATTGGCGATCTCAACACGGGGCAGCCAGAGTTCGGCCTTGATTGCGCGGTCGCTTCCCTCGGTGATCGTACCGATCCGATACACGCCCGGCTGACCAGCGAGCCGGATTGTATCACCGGTCTCGAGACCGAGTTCCTGCGGAGCAATCGCGAACTCCAGCGCCCTGCCCCGCCGGGAAAACGTATCGAGCATCTGCCGTGCGATGCTCAGACCCGTGCCGACATCGCCAGCTGCGGGCAGCGACAACACCTCGCGATGGGCCTTTGTACCGTCGGCACCTGATGCCTCTGCCGTGACGGACTGATAGGCCTGCAAGGGATCGCGCAGCATCGCCGATGCCGCCGCGGGGCGATCTGCTGCGGTCTCGATGATGATCTCATCATCGGCCACAAGCTGGTCCTGTGCGATGTCGATGATCGCGGATGGCGCAGAATTTGACAGTTCGAGCACGCCGGCGCGCTCACGCGCTGTTGCGCCGAATGCCTCCAAAAGGGGTTCAAGATGCGAGCGGACATCACCCAGTTGATCAACAACATAGCCGGACAGAAACCCGTCGAGAGCGCTACTGTCGGGCTTTGCCAAGCCGACATCGGTCATCAAGCTGTTGACCAGTTCATCCAGCGGGGCACAGCCAAGCCTGCCATTGAGCCAGTGCCCCGTCCGCCAGTTTTCAGCGTCGCCCCAGACATCGTCGCGCAACGGGAAAGCGGGATAGGGGCGCGCATCCCAGGCCCAGGCATAAATGCGATTCGGATCAACGATCTGGTTGATCTGGCCCGATTGCGGATCGGTCCAGGACACATTGCGCCAACCATCGATCATGGCCTGCAGGTAGCGCAGCGGTGCAAGGTCATCACGACCACCGTTCGAGCCATACGGCTTGGCGTTTTCAGACGATTTCGGGTCAGGAAAGACGTTTGGCTGGTTTGGCCCTGCATGAACCGCCGCAGACCCGGTTTCAGTAAACCAGACCGGCTTCATGCCCGGCTGCCACGGGCTCGTTGTCGCGATCTCGACGCCGCCGCGCCGCTCGATATGCGGATTGCTCCACCATTCAGCGATATCCTTGTAGCGATAGACCCAAGGCTTGCCGTGACCACCGTCGGTGATTGGCGTTCGTTGGCGTGCTTGGCGGTCAGCGCTCCCCGCATAGTACCAGTCGAAGCCTTCGCCTGATTGCGTTGCGGCAAGCAAAGCAACCGGATCGAGTGCACTGCGGGCACCGTCAGGATTGCCGCCAGCGGCGTCCTCGACGCTCCAGTCCGCCAGTGGCATGTAGTTGTCGATACCCACAGCATCGATGACCGGATCGGCCCACAGCGGATCAAGATGGTAGAACACGTCGCCAGAGCCGTCGCCCGGCTGAAAGCCGAAATACTCGGTCCAGTCGGCGGCATAAGTCAGCTTGGTCCCCGTCCCCAGCATCTGGCGGACATCACCGGCCATCTGGCGCAGCGCCTCAACGAAGGGAAAACTGTCAGACACGCCGCGAACCGTGGTCAGCCCACGCATTTCCGATCCGATGACAAAGGTATCGACGCCGCCAGCGGCGCGACACAGGTTCGCGCAATGGAGAATGAAACGGCGGTAGCCGAAATCGCCCGCTGATCCCGAATAGATCGCTTGACCTGCGCTCACGGCAAAGGCGCTCGGCGACACGGAACCTGAAAAAGCCGCAACGGCAGCAGCGCTCGCAGCCGTTCCGTCCGGCGAGCCCGAAACACCCGGTGCCGGGCTGACGGTAATCCGTCCGCGCCAGGGATAGGCGGCCTGCTCTGCCCCGCCGTAGGGATCGGCAAGGCCATTGCCGGGTGCGATGTCCATCAGAACAAAGGGATACAGCGTCACGCTCACGCCGCGCGCCTTCAGATCGGCTATCGCCGCGATGACGCTGGCATCAGCGGGCGTGCCGCCGAATGCCGCCTTGCCAGAGATGCTTGACGTCAGTGCCGCTGCCTCCGCGCCGATGCCGCAGACTGACCACGGGCCGACTGCAGTGGACACCGTGCCTGCGGGCAGAAGCGGCCGGATCGATGTCTGTCCCGCCGAGAGGTTGTCGGCAAACCAGGAGACGACGAGCGCCACATGTTTGATGTTCGGGCAGATCGCCAGCAGTTCATCAAGCGAGGCCTGCCAATCGGTTTGCCCATGCAAGGCATTGCGGTTCACTGTGGACGAGGCGAACACGGATATGGCGGTCGATTGAGGCGTGGGAGAAAGCCCAAAAGTGGTCGAACCTGGAATGAGGCAAACCGCTCGCAGTTCCTTTTCCAAGCGCCCGATCGGGCGGATGACTTCGAAATGGAACTGTGGCAGACGATTGCCGAATTCATCGAGCGGGAAGCGCTCAATAACGATCACGGCGGTGTTGCGGTAGGCTGGTGTGTTGCCAGCGCCCTGGCGCGCCTCGATCAGGGGATCGGCGGGCTGCGTCGCGGTCCCCGCCATGACGCGGAACGTGATATCGTTCTGGTCGATCTCCCGGCCATCGGCCCAAATCCGGCGGATGCCGGCAATTTCGCCTTCGCAGACCGCGAATGCGGCATTGGCGAAATAGCTGTAGGTCGTGACCTTCGGACCACCCTTGCCGCCTTGACGCTCGGTTCGGCGCACCTCCTCGAACCGCGTTGCCCAGACCAGCGTGCCGGACATGCGCATGGTGCCATAGACGCGGGGGATGGCGCGCCCTTCCTCGGCGGTGAAGGGCTGCATGCCGTCGAGACGCGGGCCGGTATGGCTCTTGGTCGAGTTGATAAGGGCGCGGTCGATGTAGTTGCCGGCCAGAGCGCCGGCGGCAAGCCCGATTGTGGCGCCGAACGAGCCAAAGAGGCCACCGAGCGCCGCTCCGGCAACTTGCAGCAGGATGGTTGCCATCGGCTCAGGTCCTCACTTGGGCGGGAAAACGAAACGTGCCGCATATGCGGCGACGCCAATGGGGAACCAGCGCGGACGACACCACGCCGGACCGTTCATAGGCGTGAATCAACCGGTCATCGGGAGCGAGGATCGCCAAATGGGTGGCGCAGGCTCCGCGCTTCCAGGCGAACACCAGCAGATCACCCGGCACAGCAGGGTCGATGGCGACAAAATGCCGACGGGCGGCATCGAGCAGCGGATCATCCACACGCAGGGCCGACCATTCGGCGCTGTAGGGTCCGGGGGCTTCCGGCTCCCTGCCATAGAGCTCGCGCCAGACACCGCGGACAAGGCCGAGGCAATCGCAGCCGACGCCGCGCCGATGGCCCTGATGGCGATACGGCGTGCCGATCCAGTTGCGGACCTCGGCGAGTACTGTGTCCGGCGTCACGAATGTATCCTCGCTCATGGCACCAATGGCCCACCGTCGTAGGTTTCACCGCCGGTTGCGTAGCCGTAGGCGGCATCGTTGCCGGGCAAGTGCGGAAAGCCCTGAAAATCGAGCGTGTTGGCAAATTTCAGCTTGCAGGTGGCAAAGCGCTTGTCACATCCGGCGACCAGCATGACGCTATCGCCAACGTCAAGAGCGGTGGCATCGCCAGACAGCCGGATGTCGAGGGCGACTACACCGGGCTTTTGCGCGGAAATGCGCAGATATCCGCAGGGCAGTTTTGGTGAGCGACATTCGCCGTCGATAAACCAGTCATCGGACGGTGGAGCAGCGCTTGACAGTGTCAATTGCGAACCTGCAACCCCGGTCACCGTCGCGGTCAGCAAATGGGGTGCTGACGACAGCGCGAACCCGCAACGTTCGTCGCCGAGCCGCGCATCGCAGAGTTTCGAAAATATCCGCCCGCGCGTTCGACCAAGATCAGCAGTGGCCGATACCAGCTCGGCGACGAAGGCTTCGCCACGCAGCTTGATGCGTCCGATGCGAACCTGATGGACGATCACACGCTGGGAAGGCGTACGCCAGTTGACGGTCTGCACGGTGACCTCAGCGCCGTCGTAGCGACCCGCCTCGATGTCGGTGATTTCGATCCGGGACGACGACAATGCGCCAGCGATGTCAAACCCGTCAGTCGACAGGCCTGTTCGGGTTTCGACCTCGCTTCCGGTGAAACCGGACTCCGGTTCGAACAGGGTGTCATCAAATGCCAGAGCTTCGTCATGATCGGTAAAGCCAAGCACCCGGCCATCGCTGAGTGCCACGGCCCAGCAGGTGCAAAGCGTGGTGCAGTCGCCAGCCAGATGGGCGGCGAACTCTGGATGAAGTTGCCTCATGCCAGCACCTCGATGAGCGGGATGGATGGTACCGACGCCGCATTGAACGCGCTGAGCCTGGAATCCAGATTGGCGGTGGCGAACCGGACCGGCGTGTCGAACTCGAAGCCTGCCGTGATGGTCGCACCGTTCGGCGGGGCTGCGCCGAGTGTGATCGCGCCGCTCGTGACATCGACGGAGACGGCGTTGACTGAAAGAACTGCACCATCCACCGCGACGACGACGGTGTCAGCAACAGGCTTGGTGATCGGACGCACCACGGATTGGGCTGCATCGCCGTAGCTCTTGGCGAGCTGGAAGACGGTAGCGACACCGTCGCCAGTGCCGATGGTCTGATCCGTGGCTGACGGTGTGGCCGACGGCAGGCACGATTTCCAGTCGAATGGATCGCGAAAGCGGAAGGCGTGGAATTCACCGCGACGGGCTTCGAAGAATGCAATCACGGTGTGCATGTCATCAAGTGTTCGGATGGCGCTGGCGACATCGTAACGTCGTCGCGACCGTGCAGCACGCGCATTGCGGCGCTCCCGGCCCGACTGCAAAGTGATGATCTCGGTATCGCGTTGTGGCCCGCCGCTTGCACCAAATGACAGGCGGAGCGGAAAGCGCACATCGTGAAAAGCTTCCAATTGCGGCATGTTAGCTCCGTTTTCTGGAACATTGATTCATCGCATTGACGTCATGGATCACAGGCGTTGGGAACCGCGCGACACCACACGCGCCAGCATCGCTGACAGTTGGGCTTCCGACTTGGCGAACGAGGTTGCGTCGGGCGTCGAGACGTTGAAGACGATGCTGGTTGACTGGCCGCCCTGCCCCGAGGACGCAACACCAAGCCGGCCATCAGGACCGCGCGACAGCGGCATGATCGCCTCGGATCCGGCTTCGCCCATCAGACCCAGAGAGCCGCCAGCTGGAAAGAAAGTCGGACGCGACACGACACCGCCGCTGGCAAACGGCGTGACGCCGCCCTTGGCAAAAGGGAGAAAGGACCCGACAAAATTGGAGAAAAACGAACCGGCGAGGCCCTGCAAAGGCTTGAGCCCGATATCGAGTGCCATGTCGGCCATCCGCAGCGCGACCTGCCGCAGGACGTCTTCAAGGCTTTTTCCGGACAGGATCGCGCCCTTCAGTGCGCCGGTCAAGGCAGAGCCGAACTTCGCAGACAAGTCCGACAGGTCACCAAGCGCCCGGTCGAGCCCGGACAGATCAGCGTCGAAACGGACATTGACGGTTTCATCCATGGTCGGATCCTTGTGGTTCTTGCCCGTCGTGATGGGCGTTGAGCAAGGCACGCAATGAACGCGGGTTGAACCCGGCGGCGTATGTGCCACGCGCTATGACCGCTTCCAGCTCGCGCGGCGTCATTGCCCAGAATGCGTGCGGGGAAAGCCGCAGTTCGCCGAGGCCGAAGGCCATGACATCGCGCCATGGAAAAGCATCGGCGACTGCGGCTAGATGGGGTTTTCGGGTAGAGACCGATCCGGCTTGTCGGCCTCGCCTTGTGCGGTGCCGAAGGTTGCGGCGAGCAAGCCGGCAACGGCCTCGGCGACCGCGCGGACGCCACCGTCAAACACCATGGCTTCGACATCGGCGCGGGTGAATGGCTCCCCAGCCCCCCGCGCAACCCGGCCGTTACAATCGTGATCAGGTCAGCTGACGACAGCCGCCCATCGGACAACCTGGAGGCCAGCGCCTGCAAGCAATCCGCACCAAGCTCGGTCTCGAGATTGGCCAGGCTACCGAGCGTCAGGCACATCGCATGCTGCGCGCCAGCGATGCGGATGGCCACTTCACCGCGATACCGGTTGACCATCAGGCGGCCTCGACAAAGCTCAGGAGACCGGCGGATTCAAGGGCGATGTCGAACGTCACCTCGCCGTCATGGTTTCCCGAATATTCGAGCGCCGTGATCTGGAACGGCCCGGTGATGGTGCCGAAATCCGGGATCATCAACTCGATCATCGCCGCACCGCCGGAGAAAAACACCTGACGCATCGCCGCGTCCGACGCTGCATCCTTGAAGATGCCGCCGCCGGAAACGGAGGCGCTTTGAACGCCGGCACCTGCGAGCAATTCGCGCCAGCGTCCCGCAGAGCCGCTATCGGTGACATCAACCGACGCTGCATTGAAGGCGAGCCTCTTGGTACGCAGGCCAGCGACGGTTTCGAACGTTCCTGTCGCCTCGGCGTCGAGACGTATCAGCATGTCCTTGCCTTTTTGAGCGGGCATGTTTGATCCTCATGTTCAGGGTGTTGGTTCGGTAACAATGCGGAAACGGACGGTGCCGTGGTAGCCGGCGAGATTGTCGTCAAAGCGGGCTTCCACGGCATCGCGCGTCAGCGAAACCAGGCTATGACCCGCAAGGAGTGGCGGCGCGCCGTCCAGCGCCTCATCGATCGCATTCATGATGGCCAGGACTTCGGTTCTGCCTCTGGTCTTTGACCAGACATGAAGCGAGACGAAGTGCTCGGTGCCGGTTTCGGTACTCGTTGACCAGTCGAATGCGCTGGTTTGCCCAAAGGTCACGAAGGGAAAACGCGCCGATGGGGGGACATGGTCGTGAATCGATCTCTGGCCAATCAGTTCGGCCAACGCCGCAGACTGTTCCAGCGATGTCAGGATCGCACGCTGCAATTCAAGGGATGCGCTCACGGCTGCTACCTCCTCTTCGGTCGGGCGAACGGCTTCTCCCCGGTTCGATTGTGCTTCGTTCTGGGAAGGTCAGTGCTGCGGTCGAGAAGATCGGCGCGGACCCGCTTCAGGGCGCGGATCAGGGCTTCGCTGGTGACGGTTATAGCGAGTTTCACGGGCGCAACTCCCGGGTTTGGCAAACCAGATAGCGCTTGCCTTCATCGGGATCGCTGACCGTATCGATGTGGAACTGCCGGGTGCCCCAGGCCAACGCCATCCCGGCCTCGACACCTGCGCGATGGCGGATGGTTATCCGATGGGTCAGGTTCTCGATGTCGCGATCTGCGGCGCGCAGCGAAACAGCGCCTGCCGGCTCGATCATGGCCCACAACACCGCAACCTGCTCGGTTTGCCCGGTGAGCCCGCCGGCACCATCGGGTGCTTCGATCAAGCTAATCAACGCCACCCGCTTGTCGAAGCGGCCCGGATCGATGGCTGGCGCTGTCACAGCCGCACCTGCTTGTAAGGAGCGACCAGAGCGGAATAGCCGACCGGCCAGGCGGCGGGCATATCCGATGGTTGGATCTGTGCCCGAAGTTCATAATGCTGAGCCGCAAGCAGGAGCACAGCGCGGCGCAGCCCATCGGGCACCTCAATGCCAGAATCGCCAAATCCGGCAACAAAATCGATTTCGAAGCCGTTGATTGGCCGCAGGCCAGTGACCGCGTTGGGCAAATGGAGGCGTGGGGGCAGGCCGTGACCGTCGAGCACGAGGCCATCAAGGTTGTGGGGAACGGCATCCCCGGCAACGTCAAAACTGGTGATCGCCGTGACGGCCTGCGCCGGATGGACCGGAAGGCGCAAGGTGCCATCTGCTGGCCAGCAATCGAAGACGAGCCGGAACGACCGGTTGATCATGGCAACGCGGCAATCGCGCTCGACGGTCTGGCGCGCGACCGCAATCAACTGGCCAAGCAGCGTGTCATCGTCGTCGTGTTCGATACGAAGATGGGTCTTCAATTCGGCGAGCGTCACCGGCTCGCCAAGAGGCAGCGTCGTCTGGATGAGCGTCAGTGTGTTTCCTTGCAAAGGGCTTTTGAGCGCGGCTCCGGAGGGAGGGACCGGAGCCGGGCCGCATTGGCGAGCCAGGCAGGGTGAAAACCCGGCTCGCCGGGCGCGCGTGGCAGGTGGCCGCGCGCCCGATGGGGATGATCAGGCTGCGAAATCGAGCAGTTTGATCGCGTCAAAATCCTGAACGCCGCCACCGACACGCTTGGTGGTGTAAAACAGGACATAAGGCTTGGCGGAATACGGATCACGAAGGACCCGAACGCCGGTGCGGTCAACGACCAGATAGCCGCGTGTGAAATCGCCAAAGGCAATCGACTTGGATGCGACGGCGATGTCGGGCATGTCTTCGGCTTCGACGACCTCAAAACCCATGAGCATGGCGCGGCTGCCGGGCGCTGCCGGGGGTTGCCACAGATAGTTACCGTCGGCATCCTTCAGTTTGCGCAGGCTGGCCTGGGTGCGGCGGTTCATTACCCAGCTCGCATTCTGGCGGTACCCCGCCTTCAACGCGTAAACGGTGTCGACCAGCACATCGGATGGGTCACTGGCTGGCAGGGCACCATCGACGCCGGTTTTCACCGTACCCAGTCTGCCCCAGGTCCAACCGCTTTCGGCGACGACCGGATAGTCGAGAAAGCCACGCGGCTTGTTGACGCCGTTGCCGGAGACAAAGGCGGTGCCTTCCTGTTCGGCGAACGCTGCCTCGATTTCCGAGGCAATCCATTGGTCGATGTCAACGGCGCTGTCGTCAAGCAGGGACGATGTCGCCGCGGGCATGGCATAGAGTTCCATGGTCGGGAAATTCAGTTCGGCCAGTGTCCCCGACGCTGTTTCGGGCCGGATGTCGGTTTCGCCCACCCAGCCGGTTGCCGGGCCGGTTACCGAGAACGGCTTCTTCAAAACCGCAGACGACACCTGGCGTACGCTGGCAATCGAGCGGATCGGCGACAGGTTCGCCAGGCGCTTGCCGATTTCCGTCTCGATTTCCGGTGGAACCAGATAGCCGCCATCGGGGCCGGAGCCATAGCTCATTGCCTTGGCTTCGAGCGCGCGCAATTCGCGTTCATCACCGGTGCGGACATAGGCGTTGAAGGCGTTCTTGTGGCGCATGCCGACAAGGCGGTCGGCGTGCCCTGTTTCGAGCTGCGGCGTGCCGCGGCGCGCGGCTACGCGGTCCAGCGCCCGCTTCTGCTCGTCCATGGCCGCCGAGATGCGGTTGACCTTGTCCGTGGTCAGGACATCGCTTGAAACGCGGTTTTCGATTTCCGCGAGGCGCTCGTCGTTGGCGGCCTTGAACGCTTCGAATGCGCCCATGAACTCGTCGAAGGCCTCTGCGACTTCGGTTGCGGTTCCATCGGCTTTCAGTTCCAGCGCTTTGAGTTCCGGCGCTGCTTTCTTCAGTGGTCTGGTCATTGGGTCAGGGTTCCTTTTGGAGCAACGAGATGCGCGGCACGGCGAATGACGCCTGCCAGCGCGGGGTGGGATCCCGGTGCGGCATCCTGCGCGCAGCCAAGCGAAGCAAAGCCCTTGGTCATCACCGTTCGGGCCTGGCTCCTGGTCAGCCCAGCGTCCTGCGTGAGCCAGCGTTCAAATTCGCGTCTGGTCGGGATGGTGCCAGCCGATTTGACGGCGGCGACACGTGCGCTTTCCAGCATCGGAAAGGTCACGACGGAGATTTCCCACAAATCAGCTTCGAGAATGCGGCGTATTCCCGTCGCGCCATCCTTGCGGGCTCGTACCGTGCGATACCCGATCGACAGACCGTCCAGCCCGCCATCGCGCATCAGTGCCAGGACCTCGCGGCCGCGCTGGAGCGATGTTTGCAGGCGACCGCGGACATACAGCCCGCGACTGTCCTCGCGGATGTCGTCCCAACGACCGATCGGCTCGTTCGGGTCATGCTGATAGAGCATGCGCACGCCGCTAGCGCCGCGCTGGCGCAATGAGCGGGCAAAAGCTCCGCGCTCGACCGCGTCGGACGCCAGGTCAACCTCGCCGAAAACGCTGGCATAGCCTGAAAATTCTCCTTCGCAATCAACTGTTTCAAGGGCAAGAGTTGCGCGCTTGGTCTGCAGGACAACCGTCATTTGGAACCTCGTTCGGGGTTGGAGCCGGATCGTGCCTGCATTCCGGCAGAGCCGAGAATGCGAGAGATGACGCCAAGACCCCACCACGCCAGAACACTGGCGGCGGCACTGCCGCTCAGGGTCAGCTCAAACTGGCCGACATTGCCAAGGACGCCGAGATGCTGGGCGACAGCGATGCCGACGACCCGGCCAAAAACCAGTCCGGCGATCAGTCCGGCGGCAAATCGGGCCGCGGCTTCGCGCTTGCTGTTGGGCAAGAGATAGACCAGTGATAGCGCCGAACCGGCAACCGCGCCTGAGCCTTTGGCCGCCCACAACCAGGCGGTTTGGGAGAGTTCCGTCATCGTGATATCCTTGCGTGTGTTCGTTCAGGCACGCGACGACGGCCGATAGCCAACCGCCTCGCGCTTTTCGTCCTCGGTCAGGAAATCGGCCGCGCCGATCCGCGCCCACAGGGCTTCGCGTTCGGCGGCAAGGCCGTCGATCTGGTCAGGGTCGGGCTCGACGCGCATGTCGCCCTCGCACAGGAAGCCCGTGAAATCCGAGGCAATCCGCTTGACCAGCGGCAGTACGGTCTGGCGATAGAACGCGCGGTTCGCCTCCTGATAATTTGCGTAGGTATTGTCACCGGGAATGCCGAGCAGCATTGGCGGCACGCCAAAAGCCAGCGCGATGTCGCGGCTGGCGGCGTTCTTGGCTTCGATGAAATCCATGTCCTTCGGCGTCAGGCCCATTGCTTTCCAGTCGAGTCCACCCTCCAGCAACAGTGGCCGACCGGCCCGCGAGGCACCGGAATAGCCTTCTTCCAGTTCACTCTTGAGCCGGGCAAATTGCTCGTCCGAGAGATTGTTGGCGTCCTTGGGCTGATAGACCAGCGCGCCTGATGGCCTCGCCGAATTGTCCAGCAGCGCCTTGTTCCAGACGCCTGCGGCGTTGTGGATATCAAGCGCCATCAGAGCCGCTTCGAGCGGCGGCATGCCGTTGATGTCATCGAGCGGATGAAACAACGCCAGATGCAGCCCGGAACCGCCTGATTCTACCGCCCCCAGCGTGATCTGCCGGGTATTGCCGCCAACGCGGTGGCGGATAGCCACCGGCCAGCCAGCATCGTCAGTTGCGATCATCGTATGGTCAGGGCGCAACGCATGCAGTTCGCCCGTCCCCGAGGGCAGCGCCACATGTTCGACATAGGCATTGCCCGAGAGCAGGAGATGGCCGGTGACGGTCTCCATGAAGACCGGTCCGCCATGGCGGGTATTGGGTCGGCGCAACAGGCTGCAAACCGGGTGATCCTCCAGTTCGGTCACCCCGTCATAGACCAGCAGCGGCACATGGCTGACCGCTTCGCAAATCATGCGGACGCAGCGATGGACCACCGGATTGCGCATATAGCCCTCACGGGCGAGTGCAGCGTATTCACGTGTCGTCCAGGCGGCATGCCCAGCCAGATGCAATGCCAGAAAGCCGCCTGATCCGGATTTCGTTTCCGGCACAGGAGCAGGCATTGTCGCCGCCTGCGGCATGCGCCGCAACGGGTTCCAAATCATGAGACATCCTTTCGGGTCAGCCGGTTCTATGTCAGGCGGCGAATCTTCGGTTCGGCACCACCGGACAGCATCAGTTCGGTCACGGCCCAGACCAGCGCATCAAGCCGGTCGGGAGAGCGACCATTGCTCAGGCCGCCGGGGCCGAAATCACACATTTCGTCTTCCAGCTCGGGCAGATTTGCGCCGTGGCGCACCCTGCCCTGCTCATAGAGTGCTGCCACCGGCTCGGCGCGCAGCATTTTTCCGCGACTGGCGTGCACCAGCCGCAATGCCACATTGGCATCTGCGGCACGGATGACGCTTGCCACCATGTCACCGCCCTGATTGGCCTCGGCGACGATACGGTCGGCTCCGAGGCGATGGTAAAGCGCCACGGCTGCGCTCGCCCACTCATGGGGACGGGCGCGTTGCAAGGTCCGGTCTGCGATCACGAAAGCCCTCCCGGCCGAAGCGCCCACGGCAACGATGCCGCAAGCGTCGGAACGGGCATGCGCGCTTGCCGGTGGATCGACGGCGACAACGACCCGGTCAAACTCTTCCGGAAGTTCCGACCGCGTGGCCTCGATCATTCCCCGCGTCCACAGGGCACCGGGGCGATCCTCGATGAGATCACCGTCAAGTTCCTGTCGCCCGAGCCTTGTGCCAGCGTAACGTTCGGTAACCGACGCCAGAAAGCGGGCTGCCAGATTGGCCGCATTCGACGCCGTTGTCATCCGCGTCACGGCAACGGCCGGATCAGCCAGCATCGCTTTCAACAACGCAATCGGGCGCGGTGTTGTCGTCACCAGTTGGCGCGGGCGCACGCCGAGGCGCAAACCGAACTGCAGCATGTCCCAGACCGCTTGCGGGTCCGGCCATTTCGCGAATTCATCGCACCACGCCGCTTCGAACTGCGGACCGCGCAACCCGTCCGGTTCCTGCGCCGAGTAGACCTGCGCGACCGCGCCATTGTCGAACAGCAACCGCTTGCGTGTCGGCTCATAGATGGGAACTGAGCCGCGCGAGATCGCCCGAATGCCGGAAGGTCCGTCAATCATGACTTCACGGACATCAGAATAGGTCTCGCCGATCAGGGCAATGCGACCGACCGGCACACGCGATGCCGGCAGGTAACCATAGGCCAATGCCTGAACCCACTCTGCGCCAAGCCGGGTCTTCCCGGATCCGCGCCCGCCCATCACCAGCCAGGTTGACCAGTCGCCGGGCGGCGGCAATTGCTCAAGCCGCGCCTCCATGATCCAGCTTTGCCAAAGCGCTCGCGCCCGTTGCTCGCTCAGGTAGGCGCGTGCCCAGCCCGATGCGCTTGCTGGCACAGTGTTCAATGCGTTCGTCGATGAGCGCGAAAAGATCGGCGTCCGGGCCGGGCCTCGGCGCGCTGCCGGGCGTTTTGCCATGTGTTGCGGCATCCTTGTTTTTCTTGTTTTTTGTGCCGGTCTTGCCCTTTGCGGGCGAAAGCTGCGCAAGCGCACGCAGCAGGGTGGTGAATTCGCTGGTTTCCTCCTTGTCCGGCGCTGTACCGGCTTGCTCCCACTTTTCCGTCAGTTCATCGATGCGGACGAGAACACGCTCAATCGTCCGCCGCGTCGTTTCGCGCTGGCGTTGGCTAATGCTCGCCTTCAGGGCACCATGACGCTTTGCCTCGAGAAGAATGCTCTCCGGCTTCTTGCCAAACGCCAGAGCGAGGCGATCAAGCGTCGCGGCCTTGCCGGAATACAGTTCCAGCTGGGCCGCAATGCGCGGCGAGGGGACGGCGGCTCGGATCGTTGCCAT